CCACTAACTTTTGTGTCCGCGTAGTCCTTCGCCGATGTGAGTGTTTCCGCGTCGCCATCGGCTAAATTCTTGGTGGTCGCGATATCATCAGGAATAAGGTTTTGCACCTCATCTTTTTTTGGATAATCAGCTAAGGTTGACTTCATTTGAGCAACTGAAACTGTCCCAGCTGGGGTCAGTGAAACATCAAGCTGCTGCGTGTTCCCAACAACGATGTGTATAAAGTGCGAGTTCATATCCATTGTTGTCGAAACATCCATATACTGCGGGTGCTCTAAAGCTTCAACCGCGTATAAGATTTCAACCCCATTTTCGTCCGTAGCAAAAAGGCCTACCGTTTGCAGCTGGTAGGCCGTATCAATCTTCGACTGGTCAAAATCAATCTGAATATACGATTTGGCATCTCCATCGTCCTGGATGTCCTGAATGACTCCATCTTGCTTGACGGAGCCAATAGCGGTCATCTCTGCAATGGCTTCTTGATCGTCGGTAAAGTGGTTGGTATCCGACGCAACTGCCCGGAATGACTTGATACGATTCTTGGAATCAACTAGCTGCTTGATAAGTGCTAAAGCAGCGTTTGTCATGATTGTGTACTGTGATGGCGTGCTATCAGCCATTATGCCTCAACTCCTTTCAATTCGGCGTAGGTGCGCCGCCACTGCTGAGTGGCCGCTCCCACGTAGATATGGTGTGTAATCTTATTCGTTCGGCTGGTCATTAGATCGGCGTGTGTCGTGCGTAGGTGCTGAGTTACCATTCCGATCTGTAACCGAGCCGTCGTATTAACGGCATATTGTATCTCGGTTAATAGATACTCCAAAGGTAACATCTGTTGAAGAGAGTCCTTTAAAATTTGCCGTTTAATTCTCTGCTTGTTGTCCGTAAAATTGAACGGCAGATTAAGTACCTGAACCTCTTCTGGATTTTCTCCCGGAATCACGTCAAATGAACTCGCATCAATATTGAGTACCATCGATATGAGCCGTTTAAGGTCGTTGTCTGTTACTCCCATACGACCTTTAAATTTCTGCAAACGAATTTGGAACCGTAAGAATTCGTCATCGTCATCAATCCTGGTAACTCCCCAATCTTTTGCAAGATCAGTTAAAAATTGGCCTGATGTATTGTCTAAAATTCTCTGCTCAGAAAAGTGTAAAATTTCATTTTTGGTGGAGTTAACCATCTTGGCAAAAATCCGTAATATCTTTTGATTTTTGGAATCCTCACCTTGGTTTAAAACTGCAGGCAACGAGCTCACAATTTCTTGCGTCCACGAATCATCATCCATTGGTGTTTCAGAATGAAACATTAGCTCACCTCCTCAACATTGACTGTGATATTATCAGCCGCAATCACCGCTAACTGAAAGGTGCTTACCGTGATATCTTGTTCCTTAACATTATCAGTCGACATCCCTAAGGCTACTGATACGTCTTTAACCCCCGCGGGTGAATACGCCGGTCCAAACATTTTCGAGTAAGGAACACCGTCGCCCATCGTTAGTGTGTCAAAATAACTGATGATGTTTTTCTTAATCGTATTGGGACCGGTATCACTATCAAACACTGTACCGTCAACTTTAAGCCCAACGGTAACATAAATTGGAACTGTTTCCGCTCTGTCAAAGTTGATGGTCTTTTGTTTGCCTCCAATATCTGTTCCAATAGCAGAAATATTACCAATTGTGTTTGCCAGTAGAGGACGATAAGTCAAAAATGCGGTAGCAATGTCAGCATCTGCACCACCAATCACATAAAGATGAGCCGTCTTTGGTGGATTACCATACTCATCGGTCTCCATTGTGCGGTTAGTGACGATGTGGGCATCCTTGACCCCTGGAACATTTTTAACCGCAGTCTCTACGCCTGAATCAGTTGAATTTGGCTTACTGATGCGATTGGAAATGATTCTAAGCTGGAGTTCCTGATCTGTCTCAGCTTCACCACCGCCTGTGGCTGCACCCGGATTCGTTACGGAATAAAATCCGTCTAATGATTCTTCTGGGTTAATAACTGTATTCGGCATGACATTGCTATCAACTCCCGTCTCTAATGCATTAGCAGCTACCGTAACTCTTCCGAGGGCGTCACCATCATCATCGACTAAAAGTATACCCTTCGCATCTACACCCTGATTAGAAATAGTCACATCACTCGCCGTCACAAATATCGTCCCCGAATCAGTAGAGAACTCCGTCCCAGCTGGCACAGTCGCCTGTAGATAACCTGTAATTTCTAATTCAACGCTAGCATAAGTCTCTGGCTTTCGATCAATCTTTTCATCGGCTGCCAGGTCGTCTAAGTTGGCCCCCTTTGAACTCAATACCAGCATAGCGTGGCACACACCCTGAGCTGTTTGTTCTAATTTGTCCCATGCTGTAGCCATCACACCAGCGAACATCCCAGGAGTTTGATTGTCTTGCATGTCAATACCAGTTCCGTACTCCTGATAGAAGAATTGATTTATCTGTTCTCGCAGTTCATCAAGCTCTGGACGAACATAACCGGCCTTATCATCAACTGGCATCCTCATCATCCCCTTCATCGTTGTTGTCAATGGTTTGGGCAAGTGTGATTCGTTCGTTATAGCTCTCACCATCAAGTACAACTTCACCGTTTAATTTTGTTAGGCGGTTCTGCTTATCAACTTTGAAATCACTAATTTGGAAGCTATCGAATGCTTCTCCAAGCTGGTCCTTTAAATAATCCGAAACGATGCTTTGTATTACGGCCGCATCATCCGCATTAATAAGCACATCCATATGATTCAGCCCTAAATCTTCATTCCACGATAATTCACCGAGATTAACACCCATCAGCAACCATAGCGCTTGTCGAATCTCATCGTCTCCTTCAACCATATTGAAGGTTCCAGCAGCCTGATCGAAATCCAAATCACCGGAGTTATCTAATTTGAACGCAATCATTCTTTAATCACCGCCATTACTAATGCGTCTTGTATTGAGTGGGTCCGACGAGTTTCGATCTTGTAATTTCGTGGACCTGTAAAATTGTCCATATCACGATCGCCAAACCCCACTTCTACGACAGAATCGCGTTTAATCTTTATACCCGGAATCTTGTATATTGATGCTGGCACAATTACTTCAGTTAGAGCAGCTCGCTTGTCTCCATCAGACTGTAGAGGCAAGGGCTCCACCTCACACGTATGAGAAGAAGCATCATAGCTAAGCACCCGGCAATCAAGATGACAATGAATTTGTGCCCCAATCAGCGGTGCTAACACATCTATTATGAATAAATACAGCTTATTTTTAGGGTCAACAATTTTTGTTTTCTTTTTCTTAGCCATGCCAAGTTACCTCCATTTTGTAATCACCATCTGACTTACTATGGGTCACGGTCTGCACTCGTTTAAGTCCTGTGACGCTCTCTGACTTAATATAAGTTGCAGACCCACCATTTACTCGGGGGTCTTCTGCAACGTCTCCAGTATATGTTTTTGATCCACTGTCATCGTCATTCAACGTAGGTTCAGTCAACAATCCATTGGCGCGGTCAAAATAAATATGCTCGTTATATGGATTGGGCTTGGAGCCATCTTCAATGGCCAGACCATCACCACGAACGTAGCACTTACTGTCACAGTCCTTAACAATCGCTTTTATTGCATTAAGCGGCTTGGCTGACAGTGTGTAGCCTTTTTTATAGACCTTGTCCTTTTTCAGGTTGAATGGGTTGATTTTTATACCCGTCTCACGCTGAATTCGTTTGATGATTCGCTTAGCCGTAATCCCTTTTTTGAAAGTGATATTAACTTTTTTGGTTTGCTTAACTGTGTAGCTGATGGTTTTACCATTGCGTTCTTTAACCGTCTTTTTAACCAGCTTTGAACCATTGAAATGACTGTAAACTTTCTTATCTTTTGAATAATCTCCACCCTGCGAGGCCGCTATTTGAAAGCTGTAATCACCGTCACTATTGGTCTCAGGGGATATTTTAGTAATATTTCCTGAAGCTAGCTTGCCATAGAGTGCTGTTGGACCAGTCTTTAGAACCAAAAAATCATTTTTATGAATCTTATTACGGATTTCCTTACTGATATTCCAGAGTGTGATGAGTAAAGTTCCTGGTTCCCCTGTATCTGACGTGGTTGCCTCATAATCGAAGTCAACATTATTGGTACTAGAAAAGGTTAATGTTTCACTTCCGTGTGTAATCATAACTGCTGATTTATAGCCGAAGTAGTCACCAATCGTTTTCACTTTAAGCGTCATTGACATCACCCTCTGAGCCGTCGATTGCTAACTCCATCGTGTCTCCAAAATTTCCAAAAGTAACTTCCGTTTCATTTCCGGACTCATCCATTGGTATAATCGTTTCAGCGGGTAATCCCGGTAAGTTAACAGTCCACAGTGGTTGATTAGCCATCACAACGATGTCGGACTTAACAATGTTGCCCTCAAGATCGGCCACATCAATCGTAAACTGTTGATCAATATTGTTGTACTGAAACGTGAAGTTATAAGAGCCGCTGTCCAAATCCACTTGTTTGGTATATGGCATTAACTCCGGGTTAACGTCAATCGTATCATGCAGTGCCATTATTTATACCTCACTTTCACACCAATCGGAATCTTAGTAGCTGGCCATTTATTATTCTTCTCCAGCCACGAAATAGAGACCCCAAACTTCCGAGATATCCACCAATAAGTCATCCCCGCTTTGATTGTGATGTACTTCTTGGCAGATTTAGATGTACCCTTTTTTGCACCAGAGCTGGCAACCGTCTTCTTTTTAGACTTTTTGGCTGATTTTATGTGTGCTCGCAGTTCATAATCGAAGGTGATTGGCATTGCTAACACATTTTTATAAGGCGTATCAATTGTCTTACCAATCGAAGCAATGTAGGCATGTTTCCATCGTGAAAAACCGCGGACCTCAAGTTCGATGTTTTTGCGTTGCCATCCTTCAAAAATTTCGTAGAGTTCGTCCATCTCTTTGAACGAATTTCCGTGTAAGTAATAAGTTGCGGATAGTTGTTTACTGCTCCGGCTGCCATGAGTGATTCGTGTATCCTTGGCATCAACCGAATGTGTAACATGATTTTGTTCAATGCTTTCCGACGGAGATACTTCACCCAATAAAAAAACGCGTGACGTTTTGTAGTCAGCGCGATAAACAGCAGTTGTGTAGCCTGCATTCCATCCTGTAGCAGCCTTGGCTTTTTTAATTTTCGTTTGGATTGCAGCACTATTTTTCTTGACTAGAGCCTTATGTGCTACCGATTTTACGTTATTATATGCATCACTATAATTCGTAGCGACCTTCTTATCGGTCTTCTTTTTTGCTTCCTTTTTAGTAATCGCATTTTTATCCTGTGTAATTTTATTTTTAGCATTTTTTCTTTGAGTCCAATATTTCTGATAACCCGCTGATGCAGTGATCTTCTTAATGGTATTGGATATGGTGGTTAGATCCGATTGCAGAGATTTAATCTTATCTTGAATAGTCTTTTGATCTTTCTTCTTAGCCTTAGACAATTTGGCTCGTTGTTCGGCCAGCTCCTTAGACTTCGCATCATACGCCTCTTTTTGGGCGTTATACCCACTGGCCTTAGCTAAATAGTCATCTGCTTTATCAATTATTTTTTGCTGTTTTAAAATGTCAGCCTTGAGTTTTGCAATTTGGCTTGCATCCTTTTCAACCACTGAATTTTTCGCAGCACTCTGATTTTTTAACCAGGTCTCACTCCTACCTTTAAGCGAGACCACCTTCTTTTTGGTGGTGCTTTTTGCCATAACATATCATCCTTTCCCTTCTAAATTGGAATACCGCCAAGATCGTTGGCTCCAATCTTTTCCATAAATTTATCAACTAAATTATCATTCGATTCGTTGATTACATCTTGGATTTTACCAACAGCTTTATCGTCCGCATCACCTTCGATAGTTACATAGACTGGAGAGCCAGTAACTTCAATCTTGGTGCCCCCGACGCCACCATTAACAATCTTCTTGGATGTTTTGTGATCAAATACATGTGCATCTTGTTTAGGTGCAATAAGTTCCCAACCCTGTTCACCAACCATAGATAACTGGCCGGCAGGAATGTCTCCGCCTTTAGCATATCCATGACCATTGCCTAAGTAGGACAGATCTTTTCCATAGCGATGCTTGGCATAGTTCAATCCAGCTAAAATGTTATCATAGCCGTTCCAAATGCTGCCATGACCGGAAACTTTATTGGCTGCAAAAGTCCCTGGCTTTACTTGCATTAAGCCCTCTGCATGACCATCACTTAATCCGTCAGTCCCCCCCATTGCTTTGGGATTACCACCAGATTCAGTATTGATTTGTCGTAAAACACGGTTAACCATGGAAGCAGATGTAGACAAATTTAAAGCTCCAAGCGCTTTCTTGACTAATGATCTCCATCGCTGGACACCAGACCCTCCGGGGTTACCCTGAGAACCACCGGCTGCATCCATTAAGGGTGCAAGGTGCTTCTCAATCCATGACATCATGCCCCCGGTTTCACTCTTAATGAGTGATTGAAGTGGCCCTTTTGTCTTAGAAGATTTGGACTTATTACCGTAGTTACCCTTGAGTTTTGTTACATCTAGCCAGCCGGCAGTGGAAGACCCTCCAATTGAAAACATTGGATGCGTGGTTGCTCCGATATGCACGTGGGTCCCGCTCGGGCCCAGTTTTGCAATGGCTTGGCCTTGCTTAACGTGTTCGCCAGTATGAACCATGATGTCAGCGCCAGAATTATTCTTACCGTTGAGTTCTTGGTAGATAAGAGACAATTTCCCACCCTTAGTAACGACAGATTGACCAATACCAGAGTTGCCTCCCCAACCAGAAGGAGCTCCGCCAACACGCTTAACGACAGCATCTTGCAAAGCATGAACAACTTTAGACCCGGAAAAATCGACCCCATCATGTTGTGAAAATCCGCCGCTTACTGCGCCACGATTTCCGAAGCCAGATGATACAGACCAGCCGGAACCTGGTGAATGACTTACAGGGCCACCTCCGCCTGAACCAAGCGCATTAGAAGCCATGGACCACAACGTACTCCACCACTCGCTAGCCTGGCCTTTCATTTTACTGAAAAATCCACTGGCAAATTGTTTCATAACGTCGCTGTTTCCAGTAGGGCGTTTCAAAATCCCACTCAAGAAACCGCCCGGATTTGTAATTAACTTCTGAACGGTCTTTAGCTTATTCTTGATACTGCTAAAAGCACCTCCGGCAAAATTAACCGCGCCCTTGACAGCTTTAGAGACCGTATTTCCAATGCCAGAAAAAATACCAGTCCCTTTTGCAAAATAGCCTGTATCCATTCCCAGTGATCTAACCTCAGTAGCATTAAGTACTTCTGCTCCTGGCTCAAGTATGCGTTGGACATTACGTCCATGAATTATTTCACTCATTCCGTTAGGATGTAATAGCATCTCACGATTCCCTGTTTGGGGCGAGTCATTACCATCATTTAGCGTCGCCAACGTCGGCCGCGTAATTGCTTTGCGTTGCCCTGAACCAAAGTAACCAGTACCAGTTGCCAAATGTACTTTAGCAATTTTCCCAATCGCTTTGTCTGAACCTCCGAAAGCTTTAATAACTGAATCAATGCCGCCAATACCCGTATTTATGACTCCAATGACTCCGTTAATGCCATCCTGCGCATGTTTTTTAATTGAATCCCAAATTGACTTAAAGGTATCGGAAATACCGGTCCAAGCCTTGTTCCACTTATCTTTAATATCATCAACTCTGTCGCCAATTACTTTTTTGAGCTTATCCATAAAGTTTGAAACTTTGTCATAGACATCTGAAACTGGATCAATAATGTACTTCTTAAACAACTTCCAAGCCGACTTAGTGGCCGATTTGATAGTGCTCCATGAAGTTTTGATTCCCTTAACGACATTCTCTACAATGTAGCGTTTCACGGCGTTGAAAATGGATTTTACTGGTCTGACGATATATTTTTTCACTGAATTCCAGGTAGACTTAGTGATTGAACTGATGAAATTCCAGGATGACTTGATAGTCCCCTTGACCTTCTTACCAATCCATGTTCCAACACTCCCAGCTGTCTTCTTGACTGGTCCGGTGACGTGCTTTTTAAACCCGTTCCAGACGCCAGAAGTTGTATTTCCAATCCACCTCCAAACACCACTGATAACGTTCTTAATGCCCTTAAACGTCGATGAAATAAACTTAGCAATTGGCGTCAGAATCCTCCGGATAGGCCCTGAAAGCTTCTTCCAAGCAATGATTGCTAATCCGACAACGAGAGCAATCGGAGCAAGGAACGTCCATTTAAGAGCGGTCACGAAGCCCTTGATAATTTTGCCGATTGTCTTAAAAACAGAGCTGAATACACTGGCGAGCGGCTTTAGGAACTTCTTAACACTTTTAACCATATTTCCAATAACTTTACCGAACGATCTCTCCCACTTGAGTTTTCCAGTGAAAAATTTGCCAATCCCACTGAAGGCCTTACCCACAGCACTACTAATTGACTTCTCCCATCCAAGCTTCCCCGTAAAGAAACTACCAAGCGTTTTGCGAACCTTTGGCATGGCCTTCTGGACACCTTTACCGATAGAACCACCCAGTTTGGTACCAAGTAGTGTGCCACCAATACCACCAAGAACAGTTCCAATACCAGGGAGAATAGCAGTTCCAATAGCGGCACCCGCAGCCCCGCCAGCAAATGAGCCACCAGCGCGGCCAATCTTTGTTCCGGCATTTTTCTTATTCATACCGATTAGTTCAGTCGCCGATAGAATGGCATTAGCCGGTGAGGCCGTTAAAAGTCCGCGACCGGCTGTTTTGAGCAGACCTTTAGCACTACTACCCGCAACCGCACGCAATCCACCGGCCTTAAATAGGCTTTTGGCACCACTAAAGATATTTTTGGAACCGCCACCTAGTAGGCTCCTATTGTTCTTGATCCCGGAAAATATGCCTTTAGCATCATTGAAACTGAGAACCTTTTTGAGTCCTTTACTACCAACGGACTTGATACCTTTAAAAGCATCACCAAAAATTGTGGCACTTGCTTTGGAATCAGCAACGGCTTCTGTGGCATTGACCGCCGTTTTAACAGCTCTACCCTTACCACCAAACCCCAGCAAAAAACCGCTAGCTACTTTCAGCAGCTTGAAAGTAGTTAACATTCCTGCCAAAACACCGGTTATCGTTAATAGTGTAGCAAGAGTAGTCTTCACGCCTTTAGGCCATCCATTTATCGCTGTTAGAATTTTGTTGATATACTTTAGTCCATTAGCTAGGCTTGGCAGAACCGATCGAGCGAAGCTCATGCCCATGTCATCAAGAATGGACTTTGTCCGGTTAAGCTGGTTTTTCCAAGACTTCATATTCTTAGCTGCTAGATTATCATTGTATGATTTTCCATTCTTCTGTCGAGTAGCGCTTTGTGCTTGCTTCGTCAGTTTTCGAACGACATTTGGATCTTCTGCTAAGTAATTTCCAGCCTCTTGTCCTGTGGTGCCAAAAAAGTTATGCATAAACTTCAGACGCTGTGTCCCACTTTGCCCCTTCAAATGCTTATTCAAAATATCCATTAAATCCGGTAAACTCTTTAGGTTATTATTCTTATCCAAAAAATCACTAGAATTAATATGATACTGTTTCATCGCATTATATTGAGCACTCTTTGGACTTGAAGACGGTGCAGCAAATGCGTTAATAACCTTCCGATACCCTGTTCCAGCAATCGATCCGTCTAATCCATGATTACTGAGAGCACCCAAACTAGCTGTCGCTGAAGCTAAACTCTGGTGTGCCGAGTGAGCAGTTGCACCTGCATATTTGAGAGCTTCACCCATACCTGGGAAATCCGTCGCAGTTAAATCGGCCACATAAGACATCTGGTTAAGCACTTGATTCGTATACTTTTTCATCTTTGAGACCGATTCACCGGCCTTCTGTCGATACCCAAATTGTTCCAACGCAGATGATCCATAATTAACAACAGAACTATACGGATCCTTAGTAGCAATTGATGCCTGAACGAATGCTTTATGCGATCCTGCCTCTTGCTGTGACGAATAGCCACGGCGAATTAGTTGTTCAGACCCAGACGCCAGCGCACTCTGATCAAGTCCATATTGCTTAGATAAACGTCTATTTCCGCTCTGAATTTCACGTGTGCTTGCGGCCGCCTGGCGATTAGTCTCCCCAGAGGTCGACAATAGGCCTTTAACGGTGGTGTATTGATCTTGTAACTTGGTAGCTTCTCCAGCCGCCTTGCTAAATGCTGCTCCTAGACCTAAGACTGACGGGATTGCCGCGGAGAAGACATTACGAATACCCGAGAACGTACCGCGTAACTTTTCACCATGCCGATTAAAGCTTTGCGTTTCCGCCGAAGCCTTAGCCATCTTACTCTTAGCAGTAGTCAATTCTTTGTTGGTGCTTGAGATTTGAGTCTGAAGCTTTTCAACTTGAGTTCTCTGCCGATTGTAGGCAGTGGAACTCTCCCCACTGGCGTGTTTTACTTGGTCGAGGTACGATCGTTCCTTCTTCAGGAGGTTGGTCAATTCTTGATGCTCATGGCTTAAGCCATCAACCTTAGCTGCCGTAGCCTTTTCTTGATCGCCTTCCATTCGTAACCGGCTGACATAGGCCTTGTTGGCCTCCATCAAACTGTTAACGTAACGGCGACTTTGATCGAGCTCATTGCGATACCGCTTCTGCGTTCTTGTAGTCGTGGTAGTCGTTTCTTCGACCTGGCGTTGAAACTTACTAGTGGTTTCACCACTAGTTCTTCTAAGATTTTGAACATCTCTCGTTAGACTATTAACAGTCTTACTGACATCTTTAAAAGAATCTGCAGCTGTTCTAATCCGGCCAACCGTTCCTGAGTCAAATGTACTAAAGAGGTCTTTGAAACGCGGAGCTAAGTCGCTAATCTTCTCACCGCGTTTCTCTAGAGCGTTCAATGACTTATTCAATTCCTTAAGATTAGCCATATCAGGGAACTTAAACCCCAAGTCGATATCTGCACCTTGAATAGAATCAGTCATTATTTGCTACCTCCTTTGAAGGATTCATAAATTCCGCCATTAACCGCGGCCTTAATTAAATCAAACACGCGTTTTTCATGCTTTTGTGCCACTCTAATAGCTAGCTGAAGTTGATCCGAACTCAAATGCTTAATATCTTCGAGGGACAAAACTCCCCACAAGACTGGAAACATTACGCCATATTGAGATTTGACTAGCTTTTCTATTTCTTTTTTCTTATCCTCATCGCCATCAACGACATCAAAGTAAGATGGCGCATTATTGGAGTTGAGAACTTTGAAGAAACGTTAGCCCCTTAATAAGCACCGCCAAATTGCCGTTATATGTCAGCGCATCGGCAAGAAATTCTTGTGCCGCACCGATTGCAAACATCCCTAAGCCGTATGCATACCCACCAGCATTCCAGTAATCTTCTTTGACTACTTGCTTGTCAGCTGTCCGATAGATTTCTTTGTCAACCTCTTGTAATAGAGCATTGATGTTATTGGCCCCTGATGGACGGTTTGCCATCATAAATAGCTTAGCGGCAGTTCGCATCCCAGGAAGGACAAGATTCAGCTTAATTTCTTCGCCCCGCTTATTTTTCTTCGTAATAGTTTTATGCTTGAACTCTTCAGGCAAATCATTTTCCATTTGGCTATACGACATACGAGGTTCTGTAATCACATCGTTCATGATACGATCGAATACTTCGCCATAATCAGATGTATCGTCACCAACATTAAGCAAATCAAGAATTTCAGTAGTTGGACCAATATCTGGTTCCATAAGTTCAATCTTGCGAGTGTGCTTCTTATCGTCCTTATCTTTCCAATCAACAAATCGAGTTTGTTGTGCAGCAGCCATATCGGTAATTAGATTTGGCTTAACGGCCTTGTTTTCAGTGTTTTTATTTTGTTCAGTCATGGCAAAAAGCTCCTTTAATTTTATTTGAATCAATGCGGCCGCACCCTTCGACAGGCACGACCGTTAATTTGGCTACTGCAACAGTGCCAATTCATCTGGATCGGGACGTTGAACAATATATTCACTAGCTAAAATTTTCCATGGAAGAGTCCATGCTCCATCATTTTCTTGTTCCGTTGGTTGTCCAGAGATCAAGCAAGCATTCCCAATGATGGTCCGACCAGTCAATTGGTTAACAGACTTAATTCCAAAGGTTGGGTCTTGTGACATAATGTCAGCATTCTGCATCAAGTCGAAGAACCACTGAAGCAGATTATTAACGTGTGAACCTGGCACCGTGTTAAGGGTGAAAGTACCAGAACGATCGTTAGAGATGAAGTACATTTGAGCACCTTCAAAAGTTTTTTGAGGTGTAACTACATCCCCACTAGGTGCAGCTTCTAGCTTTTCACCAGACTGGCCTCCGATAACAGGCAAAGAGGTTCCATTAAAGATAAGGTAAGTTTTCATATAGCGCGCAGCAGATAAATCGTACTTCGTGCCTCCCATTGTTTCTGGCATATTCTATTGCTCCTTTCTTCTAAAGAGTGACATTCAAGGTCAATTCAATCTCATCAATGTCATCGGCAATCTTTACTTGGACAGAAACGCCCTTCAACTTACGGTTGTTCACATCGGATTGCGATACGTTAGCACGCTTAGGGATTGTGACATGTGCTGACTTACCATCGTCCAACTTGTCTAGCACACCTTTAGATACGAAGTCATCGGTGACGGCTAAAATAGTTTGTTCAAGGTCAGCAATTGTATCGTCGTTGTAATTAGGGAAGTTCGTGTGGTTGAGCTTCTTTTGTAGCCCGTTTTCGATACCATCCCCCACTAAATTGACATGAACGAATTGATCAATATAGTTATTAGCCAAGGCCTTACCTTGCAACACCATATTGTCGCCCGCTTTATTGACCACGACTAGGCCGCGCAAGTCTCGGATGGTTTCAAAATCATCAACCACGAGGTCGACATCTGGATCGAACTCTGGTAGGCCACCGATATGTTGCCAATCGACTGGCCAATTAGCAGCTGCATAGGCTGCGGCATTATCAATTGCGAAGTTCCCCTCTGGAACGACAAAGCCTGCCGTATTTGTTAGAACCGATTTAGTCGTTTGATATGCTGCAACATGTTTTTGCAAGGTTTGAAGTTCTTCAGCTGTCCGAACTTGTGCAATCAGCATTAGGCGCTGCTGATCGTATAAGAAATCGGATAATTGCTGTACTTCTTCTGATGTGAAAACATCATCTAGTAGCACATAAAGCACACCATCGTATAGGTGATTCTTAACTCCCGTAATGATTCCCGGAACAATGACATCAGATGCTGTCACCGTACCATCAGCGGCAACGCTAACATCACCTAAATTGTGCAAAACAGCATCTGAACACCCAACAACTTCAATCGGAGCTGTATATTGGCTAACTTCCCAGATATGTGATGCTTGCTTGTAGACATTAGTCGTTTCGTCATAGTCTTCGGCCAATGTATCAACATCTCCATAGACATTGGTCTTTGTCCCCTTAGTCAGGATCAAGATTAATGGGGTGCCGAGATTAGTGGTTGGTAACTGCACGTTGATAATAGTGTGAACATCAGATTCGTGTTTAACCTTCACTACCACGTTTATTCCTCCTTTGTTTTTTCAAAATTAAAAGACACACCAACAGACTCAATTCGGCCTGATTGTGTGTCATCATTGAACCCATCGAGCAATTCAATTCTCAGATCGGTTCCTTCGGTAAAAATAAAACCAGATGTTAGGTCGTCTCGTTGAGGCGGTATCATCGTGGCTTTCTGAATAACAATATTTTTTTGAAGCAGCTCGTAAGCTGGTTGCTGTTCTCGGTAAAGTTTTGAGAGCCAATAAGCAATTGCTTTGGCCTCATTCTTAACGTTAGAGAGAGCTTTCATCTGAACATGAATGATAACTGGTTCGTTATCCATCGCTTCAAACGTTTGACTTTGTGGGTCCATATATTGGTCATACTCAACATACGGAAATGAAGGAGCGTCACCAACAACATCCACATCACTAACTTCTAACTCTGGTCGATATTTCTTGACCTGTGCAATTAAAGCATCTTCCAGAGTTTGAAACAGATTATCGTTGATTGCTGCCCACCTCCTTCAACTGATAAAGCGTCTGGTTGGCATTTAATGACTGGCCAGCACCAACTGTGTGATACTCTTTGCCATTTGTACTGACAAGCGTATCTTTCGGCCAATCACTGCGCCGTGATATCCAAACAAGTGTGCCGACTTCAATACCTCCACCGCCAACATTTTCAAATGTTAAGTTAGGATTATTGTTGTTCACAATAGGCTCAGTTAGTTCGACTGGATCGGGGCGATTCACAATAGGCTGCCCATGTTCATCCCGCTTACCTGTTCCATTAACTGGCTCACTGACCTTAATTGGGGTGGCAAGCATATCGAATCCATATCCGAACCCGCCAAAACTATTGAATGCTGGCATAACTACTTACCGGTACCGGTTGGCGCATCAGCAGTGACCTTTTCACCATCTGCTTCACTTTCAGTGGTGACATTCGTTGGTGTTGCCCCGCCTTCAAAAGTAAAAGCTGGCATCTTGAAGTAGTCGCCTAGAACTACTTTGGTCTCTGGATCAAAGTAAAACGCTTGGTAAGCCCCAGCTGCTACAGCTTGACCATTAGTCAAACCGGTAATTTTAGCTGAATACTTACCATCATCCCCAATAACACCAGTAAACTTGGCGTCATCCGCCGTAGGTTTGATGATTGAACCGTCTGCAATTGCAAGTTTCATTGTCATAAAAAACTACCCCTTTTCAATAAAATATGTGATTGAATTTAAAAGTTTCTTGTTGTCAATCAGCGGATCGTTAAATCCCTTGACTGATCTTGTTAGTGACGCGTTGGATGGCTTACTAAAGTAACGAATTGTACTTTTCATATTTGCCACCGCACGTCGTCCCATAAGTGTTTGAACCTCTTCAACTGATAACTTACCCACCATCATGTTCCTAACCAGTAAGGCCCCATAGCGGGACCACAGCTGTATATGCTGAGCGTATGTGTATCTTAGAAGGGGTCTAGCAGGTATACGGGTCTCTTTTCGCAAAATGAACATGATTTTTAGTCCACTAGATGAACTCCCGTCTTTTAAAGCAAGCACATTCTTTCCTTTAGGGCGGAACATACCGGGAACTTGACTGGCATGTTCAACATGCATCTTTCGAGCATTTTCAGTGGGAATTACCAGCCAGTCACCATGTACTGGACGGATGGTTTTACCATATTCCTGAACCAAAGCGATCATAGTTAAATGGTGAGCTGAACGAGGCACACCAATAATGATATTATCTCGTTGAAGCTGTTCTAACTGTGAGATAGCATGAGCCAACGTGTTACTCATTCAGTCCACACTTCCGCCCAGTTGCCACCAGTACCAGCAGAATTGACAAGCTCATTGTAGTCAATCAAAAATGAGTCATTGCCGCTAAGCTTGTCGAAGTTGTTTTGAGAATTGCCGAGCGTATCTGCCGAAGCAACTGGTCCGTAGCTCATGGCAGAAGCAACAAAGAGCAAATGACGAGCGTAGTCAATGGTTCCATCAAGTAGATCGTCGTCCTCCAGGCCATCTCGCGTAGCCCTTCGTTTAGCACGTTCAATAGCCTTGTTGACTACGTTTTCTGGAATGTTCTGAAACATTACTTCAATGCCTTTGACGTCATCTACGGTGACGGTGCTATCAGCCATTTAGCTCACCTCCTGACTACTTTCCGCTGGTCGTGTTTGACGCAGGAGCGGTGGCCGCAGGCTTCGCCGTTGTGTTGACGCCTGGAATGACAAAGTCCTTATCGATGGTGAATCCATACTTAATGATGTGGATATCACGAACGTCGTTAACCGGCGCATAAAGGGCCTTGGTGCCATCTTTCAAGTCAGCCTTCCATTTAGTCGGATTAGATTCAACAGCCATGTCAGCCATCGTCCCAGCGACGTGCATCGTGCTTACTCGCTTTTGACTGATGGCAGAAATGCCACCTTGGTGTAATTCGTCACGGACCAGAGCAACACCATGTGCTGGTGTTGCAATAGAATAGTTAATCGCCCCAGAACCGTAGATGTAGGCACAGGTCTTGCCATCAGTGGTCAACGGCACTTGGTCATCTTGGGTGATCAACATACCGTTATAGTTTCCGATAGGCTTGCCACCGTCACTAGGCTGCAGGAAGGTAATCAGATTTTGGTTAAGCAGATAATTGTATGTCCCTGAATTAACTGCCATTCGTGTTGGCTTATCGCCAGCTACATCGCCCATACGAGCCATAGCCTTGATAAAGTTAGACGCTGAGAAGTCTTTTTCAGCACCGACACCAAAGGACTTAGCTTCCAGAATATCTGCGTTGAGATACGTTGCATTTAAGACCTGGAACATACGTTGAGTGTCAACATGGTTCCAATAGTCAGGGAACTGAGCGGACAAGGCGTTAAGCGTTTGAGCGCCAGTCACCATCTCATCATAATCAGAGCTCCCAAATACTTGAGCATCAGTCATTTTGACATCGTTTTCAGTGAAACTAGTGCCGTCATGAGCGACTAAATCGGTATGATTGTTCCAGTCTTGTGGTTCCAACGTTTCATCGATGTGTTGTACGTGCGGAATGGTAATAAAAAGCCCCCGACTTAGCAGTTGGGGACCGAGTTTATCATCATTCTTTAAAATTCCAGACCGAATCATGGCGTTCGTCTCCGTCATGCGATCATAAACCCAATCCGCCCAGACTTCAGGAATAAAATTCTGGGATAGATCGGCGATGGTACCGTCAATAATTGCCATCTTTAATTACTTCCTTTCAATTTTTGGTAAAGTTCTTTGTCACTCTTGTAGAGGTCCATTCGTTCCGCGGGATCCATGGCTTCGAATTCCTTACGTGTGATATCGCCTTTGTTGACGGCTGGCCCAGAGTTGCCCCCTTGTGGCGTCCGTCCACCCTTAGAACGTTCAGCGATGGTTTGATCAATGGCGCCATTGAAAGTCTTCTCGAAGGCTTCTACGTTTGCCTGGCGAGTCTGAGGATTGAGGTCGGTGAGTGATTCGGCAAACGACTTAGGCAAACCCTTACTGGTCAACAATTCTTGGGTCGCCGTCAAGGCATTCTGGCGTTCTTGTTCTTGTTGTTTCTTATGCCATTCGTCCTGTTCCTTTTTGAGAGCTTGACGCTCATCATCGAGGGCGGCCTTAGCTTTTTCCTCAGCAGTCATTTGGGCTCGGGTCTCACCTTCTTTGAGATACTTAGATTTAAGCTCGTCCTGTTGCTTCTGCCACTCGGACTTGTTCTTTTCATCGACCTCACGAGCCTTAGCAGCCATCATCTTGTTAACATCTTCTTGAGTGTACGTCTTAGGTGTTTCATCTTGGCCGCCATTTTCAGCGAAGTATTGTAGGTTCAATTTCATGGGTTTCATGGTTTGGTTCCTCCTATCGGTTTAAGTGCGAAGCACTAAATTGCCGGTTCTTTAACGCCCGCCGGTAAAAAAGGGCATAAAAAAACACTCATCTGCGAGTGCTAATAGACAAACGGAATCTTGCTACAACGACAGTTTGGGTGTGTATCACCAGGAATTGATGGTGCACCCGCTAATGTATAGGGACCTTGATCTGCGATTGCTTGACATTTTTCACAAGCCCCAGGCTCAGTCACCCATTGCACCATGGAGACGCCGTTCAAGCGATAGGTTGACATATTGACTTCATCAATAAGCCTAGCAGACTCAGTACGAATAATTCGCTGTGTGCTATAGTCCACCTGCTTCATTCGATCAGCCAGAGATTGCCTTGGTCGAAATTGCTTAGGATTTACATGTTCAGCTAACATGCCTTGCATATCCTTTAAATCCATTCCATGACGTAAGTGCTTGTTTACCAACGTCTGTACGTCATTAGCCATTTCTTGACTGTTCAACCACAGTTGATCACTCCATAAATTGCGAGTCTCCTGCTGGGTGATCACACTTTTAGCAGTAGATTCAGTTGGTAGCTCATATATAAGCGGCGTCTTAACTTTTCTGTCAAGATATTGTTCTAAATTAACCTCAAGATGTTTTATCTGGCTAGCCTGATCAGTAGTCAGACGGTCATTGATTAGCTGTCGCATGTTTGCGGTCATGTCTACAACAGCAAGACCAATGATGGCATCAATCATGTTTGTCCGATCATGCCCGGCCTGATAGCTATATTTTCCTGCCTGATATTTAGCCTCATCATCCCAACTGACCATATCAACAGAGTTGACTGCTTTTTTCCATTGCTGCATATCCCAACCCGTTATTGCATGACGAGTTTGAGCAAGTGACAGCCCAGTTTCACCGGCGTACTGCATATAAAAGTCCTGAAGGTTGTCTCTAATCATCGTTAGTGCCTGACGATACAGCCTATCGGACTGTGAATTACTAATTTCATCTTGGGCTAGGAGTTCATTGATACGTCGTTTCTCATTCTGCCATGCCAGTTGCTGAATTGTGGCCATCAGGATCACCATCTCCTAGATTTTTCTTTGCATCACTCAAGGCTTGCTGAAGAGTGCCGTGTGTATTCCCAACATTTTTCTCATCCTCAGTATTCTGGCGTTCATCTTCGGTACCACTTGGAACACCCGTGATATCAGCCATCCGATCATGTGCCGTCTTGACGGACATAGCACCCGCGGCCAGCGCCTTAGTAATGAGGTCGACTTGCTTGGCATCATCCTTAGGCATGTTTGGTGTGAAGGAAACGGTGACGTTGCGGTAGTCCTCAGCATTTACACTTCCAGCCTTCGCGTTGCCCCATTGAATCGCTAGCAGGCGTAGGCGCCGCATGATGCTGGACTTAAACGCGTTCTGCAACTGAGCTTGGTGTTGATCGGCCCCCCACAGCTTGTAGGACAGCTCTTCACCACTTGAATTTCCAGAAAAGCTCTCATCGCTCATATCTGGCGTGTTGGTACCTTGAATAATGCGCTGCTTGATTTCATCGATGTAAGTCTTCCAGTCAGCGGCATTGGTCTCTTTAGTCAGATACTCGGCCGTGGTCTGGTTGAATTGCTTGTTACCATTGGCGTCCTTGAAAACGTAAGGCTTGAGAAACATCATATTAGCCATTGTGTTAACTGCAGGCTTCATAGCCTGCTTATTTTGCTTCCCATTGTGATCTTTGAAATCGTAAGTGATTTTTCCCGTGACGTTGTCAACGAAGAGATAGTCCCCATTGCTGTCAGTCATGGGGTCCTTGTGGTTCCCACGCTGGAAAACACCGGAAACAACTAGCTTGGCATTGCTGAAGTCCTCCTGGGAGTTAGCCATCTCACTCTTCGCGATGTCGTAGGCGTCAATATTGTCGATTTGGCCTTCCCAGATACCCACTCGTTCCTCATTGATCCGATATTCTAGCAGCTGGACGTGTCCAAACAGATGTGAGCTACTGTACGTTTGTGTCCAATCGTAAGACGGGTCACCCTTGGCATCGAAGTAGTAGACGTGGTCCTCGGTGTAGACTTCGATTTGGTAAGTCGTCACATTCTGAACGTTGACTGCAAAGTAGCGGACAGCAAACAGCTCGACGGGCTTCACGTCCGTAGACCACACCACAAACGCCTGGTTCGGATCGACTGCTGCCATCTCGGGCACATTGCTGTCCTTGGGGCAATAAATCAGTTCGTAAGCCCGGCCCGTGTTACAGGCGTTCTTGAACAACGTCATCTCATGGTATGGCTCATTATTGACACGATTAAAGACCTTCAGTTGGTCAAGAAAGTTCTGCCCGTCGTCCTTATCATTCTCCGGATTGTCGTACCCGTAGGTCAAAGGATTCGCCAGCTCGTATCCAGTGTGAATGTCCGTGATGTACTGGGGATAGCCGGAGTTGATTTTCTCATCTGACTGGTTCGGACCCTTACCACTATTCCAGTAATGAATATTTTCATCACCGGCGTAGTAGCGCTCCAGCTCCAAAATACGAGGGAGCTGATAGTTATAATGATCATTCACGTACCATTGGATTAGCTCAACCATTTTGTCCGATGCTATCTCCCCGCTATCCTTGCAAGCGGCTTCCCAGCGGCTTCGTGGGATTGCATACGTTTGGTTTGCTTCGAAGGAGTAGCGGCCACCGTAGCGCCGCCCATTAAGCATCGTGATTGAATTCCACATTGGACGGATAGACCGTCCGTGCGCATTTCTGTCATTGGTTTCCGCCATTTATCTCACCTCAAATCCATTCTTCTCCAGGGTCAATTAGGCCCTCATCAGCCAACAAATCTTCTTGTTCATCAATATCAACGTCAGGGTTAAGAGCGTCATTTCGCTTCATGACGGCCTCAGTGGCTACGCCATAGCGAGTCATGTCCATATCGTCATCGTTGAGTTTGACCGGTTCCCCAGTCTTCTCGTCCCATACATACTGGTAAATTTCATCGAGAAAACAGCTCTTGGGATTGTCGACAACACTTTGAAGCACTAAGAACTGGCGCCGCTTGATTCTCCCAGCGACCATTTCAACACCCGTCAAACGTGCTTTATACGCATTATCAGCGTTGAATCCCTCATCCTGGAACCGAGCCACGTACTCTGGACGGGCAGAATCACAGTGGAACGCGATATTTCGCCCGTACTTCTTACAAACCTCTCGGGCCACATCAATCCAATAATCAATCTGTTTATGCTGGCGCGTGGTTTCTTGAAGCAGGTAGGTCGTACCCTGGGCATCTTCGGCAAACACGCCGATGACCCCTTTATGTTCAAACCCCCAGTCAACCGCGGCGTAGTAGTGCAAATGCTGGTGGGTCTTGACTTGCTCAAACTGCTCATCAGGAATGATGTTCTGGTCCTTGTCGAAATCACTGTAAACTAAGCCTTCGCCAGCAGTCCACAGCCCTTTAATTGCCCGGTCATAATACATGCCGCTCGGCGTCGTCGCTTTGAGTCCCCGCACATAATCAGGATCCAATCGGGTGTTGTCGTCGATGGTAAAATGGTTGGTTACAATCTCCGGCGATTTATTGTCGATATACTTGGTCTTAAGCCAGTGTGTCGGAACATCTGGGTTCGTGTCGCAAACAACTCGGGCACCGGGGCGTGAACACCGTTGCCGGATTTCAGCGAAGACTTCTTCGTTAGCCATAGAAGCTTCATTAATGTACGCTCCTGTGGCCGTCATGCCCCGCACGGCTCCTAGCCCAGCAATTGACCCGGTAAAGGCTTGGACGACTGTAACGGGCGGTAAACCGTTGAATTTGATTTGGAAGGAATTGTGCTTGTCAAACTGAAACTGCAAACCGAAAGTGTTGGCCAGCTCAACCAGGATGTTGTTGTAGATGGACTTGCTAGAAACACCGGCCAGAATGTAAAGCGGGTGTGCAACGCCCAACTGCTTGGCCAACCGCGCCGCGTATCGCGTTTCCAACAAAAAAACGAAGTTGTCGACGTAGGTCTTACCAGACCGGACAGCTCCGTAATTGATCATCAGTTTCCACTCTTTATTAGTCAGTTCCTGGCGCAGGACCGTCAGTTGCTTTGGGGTGAACAGACGGCTTAGTCGCTTGTGGCTTGTCGGCAGCTCCAGTCCGCCCCGTTTCTTCTTGACCAATCTCATCATGCCCTTCTTCATCATCTTCTAACGTCTCCTCCGTAATTGTGGTTAGCAGCTGGTCCAGCGTATCCATTTGGCTGCTATGTGAGTTAATTGACCCGGCTGCCTTGGACTCAGCAATTGATGCTTCAGCCATCATCTTCCGAATTTGTGCACTCAACAGTTTGTCATTGTCTGGGTAGCGCTTAAGGATTTCTTTGATCGCTGTAATTCTCGTTTTCAGGTCGGCTGATTTTTCGTCCTCAAAGACACCGTCTGGCGTGGTGTTGAAGACCGTTTCTTTGATTTCCCCTCTGGCGATACCAGTAAGAGTTTGTAAGGCCTCTGTTGCACTCATAATCTTGTGAGACTCAATTTCGGCCATCTTCGCATCGATGTACGATTTAACTGCAGGTTTTTGCAGGTTTTCGGTGCCAATTGAATGTGCCGACCGCTTTGCATAACCCGCGTCAACGGCGGCATGAGTGACATTTCCTGACTCGATGTAGTTGTCAGCAAATTTCTGTTGTTTTACCGTGAGTTTCATTACATACCACCACATCTCCTAAGTATAATTATTTTCTTCTTCATATTAGCCTGTAGTAAAATATGATTAGCAACCTTTAGGAGGAATGATCATATTGAATTTTAAGGAATGTCAGCATTTGGAATTAGTTATTCACGGTATTGTTCGCCGCGATAAGCTAGAAAAAAAGTACTCCATTTTGTGGAAAGATTCAGAGGGAAAGCTCTTTACTGCTACTACTTACCGTACTTTTAATGGAGAACCAATGTTTCAAAAGGTCGGCTCCACACAAGTGACTCCGGAATTTTTAGGCACCGATAATGGTTGGGTTGTCATCGCCAAAATCATTGATAAAGTCTTCCCAGTAGATGATTTTATTGGTACCGTTGCTCCTGATTTATACAATAATCATCCAGAAATGTTTCTTTCTAAGCTAATTGCACCGGTAAAAAAGCTAAACGATGCTGACATCAAGTTTGAGTCCCCATCATTTTTTGACGTTTCGTTTTTTGAAAGCGAAAAGAAATTAGCTTTTTATGTCCCGACTCGAGATGAACAATTCCAGCCAGTATCGCTTCTCCCAATTCAATGAATTCGAAAGAGGCCATCTAGGGCCTCTTTTATTTACTCCACCTTTTCTCTAAGCTGTAGCACCAGGTCAGATGCCACAATCCACGTCTGACCATCGTCAATAATGAATTCGTAGTAGTCGTACTTAGTCCGCGACAAGAACCGCTTAAGCATCGGCTCCGATACCAGCACCTCTTTGCGAAGCATCTGGCTTTGACCCAAGTTGTCCGGGTCGTAGCCCCAATACCAAACTTCATAGCTTTTTAGCATCGCCGGCTTTCCTCCACACCGTAATACACGGCTTATGTGGTCGCTGTGGATTTTTACGTTGCCACCGTCCATCTTTAAGCTGACGTTCCAAGTCACCCAAGCAACGTGCCTCTGTGCGGCTGACAAGGCCAAATTTTGTATTTACCATCTGACCCATGCCGGCCACCTCCTAATTTATGTACAAAAAAGGAGCCGCTCTACCACAGACGGCTCCTCAGACTAATTTCAAACTAAACTGAGAGAAGTTTTCACCTCTTTTCAGTTTAATTTTATGACCCAGCGTTAAGCAAAAATTTGTTTAGGGTCAATGTGATTGGTGTGGAATCGAACCACACACGGGATTCAAACCGCCCTCTTCTGGCAGGCCAACGCCAGTTACAATCACGTGATGGACGCTATAGCCTTGGATGAACGGGAGAGTCCATCTCCTTTTTTGGTTATTTGCGTCCAATGGACCTTGTAGGATTCGAACCTACGACCGAACGGTTATGAGCCGTCTACTCTAGCCGACTGAGTTAAAGGTCCTTAATGACCGGCTATGCAGGCCGGTCAATTTTATGCAGGAGTTTGGCGAGCTGAACATACGTTTAAATGAAGGGGAGTCGTCTCCCATTTTGTAATGCTCGCCAATGCACGCAGCGGGATTCGAACCCGCGTCAGGCAATTACTGTCTGCTCTGCCATTGAGCTATGCGTGTTAGATGAGGCGGGGTGGCCTCCCTACATCTTTCGATACTACTAATTTACACCCCGAATCCATGTATAATCCGGAGTGAACCCGGAACTTTCCCGGAATTTTATCGGAAAAAACACGGAGTAATTAATCAAAGCTAAATTCTGCACGTTTCTCTGGATCATACTTATGTGGCTTTTTAACGATTAAGTTCTCAACGGCGTCAGGATAGACTTCGGCAAAAGCAAGCTGGCCCTCATGTAGATACTTGTCGAATGTCTTATCTGAGATATGATCCATACAGGCCATGCACTTTACCTTTGAATATCGCTTGATGTACAAGAAATACAGTGCCTGTGAATAGCGGTCAGTCTGCTCGTCAATGCCAATCGCCTTAATAACGTTGACTACCAGATTAGCCATAAATTCGGCGTTAAGCTTGTTTACATGCTTCTCATCAACGTGGTTTTCAAAGCTGGGACTTTGTGGCATACCGTCCATTGCAGGACTCTGCAAGTTGAAACGCGCGCGTCGTGCCCGCAATTTCCACTTCCAATAATCTTTTAGCACTGACTCAGCTTTTTCAATCGTCTTATCCTCATCCACATTCTT